GCTGCGCCTCGCGCAGCAGTTTGCGGAAATCGGACATGAACGCTTCGCGGCGCTCTTCGTGGCGTACCTGCATGATCTCGGCGTAAAGCCGGAACAGCTCGCCCTCGGTGACCATATAACGTTTGCGGATTTTATTGTGTCCCATGATGATTTACTTGTTTGACGGTTCAACGGTCGGATCGGTGTTTGCGGGCATTCTGATTTCCCAAAGAACCTCCGCTACCGCGGTTGAAATGCACCGCAGGAAGCCGCAGCGGCGCGGGTAGCGTCGCAGATTCGCTCGTGAGCAGTTGCGCCATTTCGCGCGGAGAGCAGTACAGACGATCCGCTTCCCGGTTGGCCTGTGCCCGCTTGTAAAGAGCCATCAGGATTCTGCTGCTCTTCTGTCCGCCGTTCAGAACGCGGCTTACGGTCTGACGCGATACCCCCAATTCCAAAGCGACGGCGATCTGGTCCCCTTGGTGAAGACTCTCGCCGATAAGCCACAGCAGGTGGAGAATATCCGCCGTGATCTGTTCCCCACGACGGGGATAACGTATTGATTCCCGTTTCCGGACCGATGGCAATTCGTAACGTCCCGTTCGGCGAAGAGTCGGCAAGACCTCTGAGGTCACCCATTTGCGGATGGCTGCGGCCTGTGGTTTACGAGATAAAAAGATGAGATGGTAAAACCCACTTTCATTTACCAGATTAACAATTCGTTGCTGACCTGCCCTATTTATTGGATAGGTCAGCTTTTCATCATCATCAAGTGATTTCAGCCGGTCTGTTGGATTGGAAAGGTCGAGTAATTTACATACTTCGACGGCAATAAAATAGGGCTTGTTGTCGATTACCACTGGTGACAGCGTAATATCGCTGTCATTCCAGACAACCGGTTTGCAGTACGTAACTGCGTCTGCATTCTTATTGGTAAGCATAGAATAAGAATTTACAATAAAGAGAACGCCCCCGTAGATGTGCTTACCACATATACGCAGGGCGTGAATGCTGGCCGGTCGTTTCCTCCCGACCCATCATAGGGGCGTTCCTTTATCGAGTCAAAATCGTTTTTTTGATCTTTGCCCTCGATTGTATATGTAGTAAGCAAGGGCAAATATAGAAACAAATTTCAAATCGAGCAACTGCCGTTCAAATTATTATTGTTTTTCGAATACCATACCGCGTTCATCCGTCATTTTATCTCCGTTTACGGATAATTGCATGGTTGCAGTTTCTCCATCCATAGAAACTTTACACGTTACCGTTGGCGGAACATAGCTATACGTTCCTACGGCTTCTCCTTGATCCGTCGTCGTTGATCCGCTTTTTTCCAGATAAACATAAACGCATTTACCATTACGTTGGAACTCAATGGCTTCAATCCATAGCAAACCGTTCGATTTTTCCTGATGAACCCAAAATGTTCCTTCAAGCAATTCATTTTGTACGTTGTCCTCATTGTCATCCGAACAACCTACGGTCGAAATGGCAATCATGGCCAGGAATAAGAAGAAAATCTTTTTCATAATGAATTTAAGTTTTGGTTATACAGGGCAAAGTTATGAAATTCCCCCCCCCAACAAATCTTTCGTGATTTTTGTTCCCGGCGGCGGAATCGAACCGCCGCAGAAAACCGTTCGGGATTATTCCATTGCGGCCATGGAAAGTGGGAGCGTCTGTTTTACGCCCTTCTCGTCCTTATATGATACGGAGATGAACTGACAGGTGTCCACGGGTCGGTATGCGCTTTGGATGATGTCTGTGGCTTCGATAAGTTGGGGATACCCCGATCTGCGGGCAATCTCACGCAACTGGAGTACTCGGCTGGCCTTGAGGTTTCCCTTGCGGTCCTTCGCCAGCAGGTTCATCACCATCTCGGTCAGGGCTGCCGAGTCGGCATCCTTTGCCAGCGAGCGGATGAACTCCTTGACCTTTGCTACGCCTACCTCTACCGTATCGTCCCAGCCGTCATTGGTCCGGTTGCCCAAAGCGATGGTCAGCCGACCGTCGGAAGTGGTGAACTGGTCGCTGTGACGGTCGGATTTGGTCCGGAACAAATCCTCCTTAAGCCGGATAAGCAACTCGGCATCGGCAAACACTTCGTCCTTGAGACGCCGCATTTCCTCGCTCAGTGTCTGTAGCCGAAAGAACTTCGTACGGCAGAACTCATCCACGGCGGACTTGTAGGCTGCGATGTCGTCTTCGCGTTTCTGTTTCTCGGCACGCTCTTCGGCCTCAAGCTGCGCCTTCAGTTCGGCGCGCTGCGCTGCTGTCATTTTCGAGATGTCCATATTACAAGGTTATGTTTATTTTCGTCATACACTCATCGTCACAAATTATCCCCATGAAACTCACGCGTCCATGGGTTCCGATCTGCCCGCTGATTTTATCCAGGGGCAAATTGTTTTCATGTGCGAATGCACGGATCAGACTGTCGATCGTTTTTTCGAGTTGCATTTTGGCCTCGACGAGGGTTTCTACTGTGTTTTCCATAATTTTATTGATATAAAGGGTTTAGGTGTTTGGTTGATTCTGTCGCCGATTGTCGGGCGGCCTGCGATGCTTTCCATAATACCGAATCCCGGTGTGTTTTAGGAATCCAGTGCGGATATGAATCGGGTAGCGGATCATGGACGTAGATTCGCCTTTCGACAATTACCGGAGTTCTCCGACACGAGCAGCACCCGACCGTCAGCAGACAGCATAAGACAAAGATTGTTTTCATAGTTTTGCGAGGTTTTGCGAGGTTTTGCGAGAATCTCGCTATTTTGCCAAATCATTAAATTAATTCTAAACGCTCTTTAACCTTCGCCACCATCCCAATCTTCACCCGTTCGGCTTCTTCTTTGGTGTCGAACTTTAATACCATTTGTTCGCGTATTGGGCATCCATTGTCCCGCCAAATTACATCGACAATAAGACACCAATTATTATCCCAAAAAACGGGTTCGCCGAATATCTCTGCCACATAGGCATAGATTTTACGGGTAACTATTTGACATATTAAGTTGCTCATTTGACCAATTCAAATTCATATACCATGGTCCACGGATTCGAGGCCCACGTACCTTTTCTGCAAACCTTGTCGATAAGCTCGGCGAAGGCTTCGCGGGGAGTGTCGAACCATCCTCGGGCAAACCATCCTTCGGTTCCATTGAAAAAGCCATCGAACCCGTAATGATGGCATTTTTTGCCATTGCCGAAATACTCGTTAACGAAAATCCCCTCCTTTAAGCAATCCTCGTCCGAAATATCCTGCAACCGCTCGCACTTGATTCCGGTGATGCGGATTTGGTGGGGCATCAAATCTGCTCGGACAAACATTTTATTGCCCCATCCCGGTGATCTATCCGCGCCATATACAGGAATGCCACGTATTGACGAGAAAGCATTGGCATAATTTTGCGCCACAGCCACTATCTCGCCGACCTTGTAGTAGGCGGACTTCAGATATTCTTCTTGTTCACTTCCGTGAGGCTCATCGTGTATTACCGCCAAAGCACGACGCAACCTCGTCTTAGTAGGGACTATCCGTCTCGTCATGGTCTTTCGACCTTCGATCACCGCCTGCGTCAAGCCGTAGCGGTCGTTGAACATTATCTTTTTCATTCCTCGTTCAGTTTTTGGATAAATTCGTCGGCTATATTTTGGGGCATATTGCCTTGAAAAACGCCTTCCATCATTTCCTTGATAATCTTATGTGCTTTCTCACGCATTCGCATTTCGGCATCCTGCTCGGCTAATTCGACAGCCCGTTTAGCCTCTATCAGTTTCAAGTCGCATTCTTCCGGACAACCGGGATACATTGGCGCTATCGGCGCTACGACTTTCAACAAATATTGTTTTGCTCTTTCGCTTTTCATGGCTCTATTTTTTGCGTAATCGGATGATATATTCGGCATTCGCGCATCCTTTGTCGATCATCTGAATACCGAGTAGTTTATCGGCGGCGTATGATCGTACCCATTCTTCGTCGCATGGAGCGAGATGCTTGCCATCCTGTGTGTTTCCATGAAGAGCGAAATGATCGTCTTCCTCGACAATGCGGCATGGATAGGATTCCGCTATCTGATTCATGAATTGGTTGATCTTATGCACATAGTAGGGGAATGGTGCTTTAATCGTCCGATTACCGTCGTCATCTTCCCGATAGCAATTCGGGCAATAATGATGATTACTTACCGAGTGCCAATCCTCCTCGGATGCTTCTTCTTCCGCTGTACTGCGATCATACCATGCACTATTATCATTGCTGTTAATCAGTGTTTCCCCACAACGATCGCATGTAACGCCGTATAAAATTTTAGATTCAATCATAATTGTTATAGTTCCCGTTCTTTGTTTTATATGTTCAGCTTATAATTGTTCGCCAATAGCCATTCGATCATATCACACGCAGGACATATTAGTGTGCTATCTCCGAAAGATACAATGGCCCCTTTTGAAACACCTACCCGTTTGTAGAAAACTCGCCAATCTTTTCCTCTCGAATAAGAACTGCGCGTAATACGCAAGCGTCCATACGTGATCCCCTCAGGAATTATATTCAACAAGTCCGCGACCGTGAAGGCGGGTATTACTTTGTCCTCCATATCACCATACGATGTGTATTTCATGATAAGCTCATAAGGGCCCTCATGGCAAATCAGTAGTTGATGATTCCTAATTTTATATTCAGGGAACCATACCATGCTGGCCTTATGCGCCGGCACGCCCAGTTCGATCAATCTCTTCGACTGCTCGATGCTTGTTACTTGCTCTTTCATCTCAGTTGTTTTGTTTCGTATTCTTCGATCGTCTTGAATATCTGCAACGCTACCTGCGGGACTATGGCGTTTCCGCAGGCTTTGATCGATTCTCTGCACCACGCAGGAAAGGAGAGACCAGCCAGTTCACCGGGAAACCCATCATTTCGGTCACATACAGGGGATTCAGTCGGGAACCCGCTCCAGTCAGGTATCCGTCGCATCCCATTGCCATTTTGGATACTGAGCCCTTGCGTTTGGCTTGACTTTTCGGAAGCGTTGCATTCTTCGCATCGTTGGCCGTAGGTGTAGGCAGGAGACCTCTCTTCGCCGCAAGTGCGATTGTCGGTCGTTCGGCTGCTCCCGGAGACGGACTTCGGTTGGTACGTCCCGATCCGGCATCTGTCGCAGTCGGGGTCGGTAACAATCCCAGCGGCATGAAAACCGTCTTGCCCATCTCGCATCGTTTCAATCCTTGTGTCTGCACGGTGGGCAACAAACCAGCATCTGTCCCGTCGGTGGGGAGCGCCGACACCGCAAGCCGGTATAATGTACGGCTGCATTTCGTATCCTTCCGCTTCCAGGTCAGAACACACCGTGTCGAAGACCATCCCTTCCGACCAATTAACAATGCCGTAAACATTTTCTCCAACGACCCATCGCGGGCGAACAGTCCGAATGACACCGAGCATCGCGGGCCACAGGTAGCGGTCGTCATCGGTTCCTTTGCGTTTTCCTGCGAGCGAGAACGGTTGACAAGGGAAACCTCCGGTAAGTACGTCGATACGGTCCCGCCACTTGCTGAAATCTGATTTTTTAATGTCTTCATATTGTTCTGCATCGGGGAAATGATATTTCAGCACTTTGCGGCAAAACGAATCTATTTCGCAGTTGAAGACGTTCGTCCAGCCCGCCCACTCGGCCGCCAGATCGAAGCCGCCGATGCCGCTGAAAAGGGATGCGTGGGTCATCGTCAAAATAGTTTCTGTTGTACCTGATACCATTGAAGCCTCCGTTTGGCACCCTCGTAATAATCTTTGTCGAGTTCTATGCCCGTCATTTCGAATCCGAGATCGTCGCAGGCTATACATATCGAACCGCTGCCCAGATGTGTATCGATAATCTTGTCGCCCGGTTCGGCATAGTTCGACAGCAGCCATTTATAGAGCGCTACAGGCTTCTGGGTGGGATGGATACGACGCTCATTCAGCATTTTATTTCCTTGCTGGATGCGCCCTTCGGAGATAGATTTTCCTTGACACATTCCGTTCCACATGAATGCAAACAGGCGAACCGTATCAATCAAACTGCAGTAGGCTATTTCGCAATCCGAAAAAGAGCTTTTTCCATTGACTTTATCCCATACGATGCGGCCGGGGCCGAAGGGATAACAGAAATAATTGCATCCCCAAATGATCTGGTTTTTCGATACACGCCGCAATTCCATGAAATAGTTCTTATCGGGAACCGTCCAATGTTTTGCCTCGTATGCCGGTCGTTTTACTCCTATCGACGATTTAGTAGTTCCATAATAACCCAATTTATCAGGAGCATCGAAATAGGGCGGATCGACAATCGCCAAATCGAATGATCGGTCTGGAAACTCTCGCAGGAGATTCATACAATCAGCGTTGTACAGTGTAATATTTCCTAATTTGTCCATTCTCTTAAAATTCGATCTTCGATTACGGCACTTCAGGTCATCTTCTTGGTTAACTTGGTATCTGATCTGTGCGAATAATTATCGGGATCATTGCTTTTCTGGGACGTGAGTACCCTTTACGGCCCATAGCTTCGAGTTTAGGAATCATCAATTCCAATTCTGAGAGCGAAAGACGGGCGAATTCTTTTCCTGCAATGCGATTGCTCAAACAGAATGTGTCAACAATGTCCCAGTCCGATGTGTCGATTCCAAGCCGCTGCATCCGGTGCAATACGGCAGACCTCAAACGCTTCCGTTCACGGTGGAATTCTTCGCTGCTCATCCCGGGATGTTCGAGTTCCGCTTCGATCGTTCGGCACATAGCCTCGTATTCCGCTGTCCGCATATCGCGCAGAGAGGTCGTCCGGCCTTCTGTAAACCGTGCGACAAGAGTTTCCTTGATCTGGCTCCGATCTCCCGGCATTCGGTTCAGAAGAGCGTAAAACCGGGCGTAACTGGTCGGTTTGCGTTTCATGGGACTATTGTTTTGTGAGATCTTCTATTCCTGCATGGGCCTCGAATGTCTCGGCCAGGAATATCCGCATCCGTCGTTGTCTGGCAATCAGATATTCGAGGGTAGCACCCTCGCTCTGCTGCCATCCGGGGAGCATATAGATCGCATCGCACCGGAGCAGCATGGCAATATCCTGTCCCATCTGATCCTCCCATTCCGTGTCGGCTGGCAACCCGTTGTTCATCGGATTGACCGGAATAAGTCCGAATTTGCGGATTTTGGCCTCCGCTTCACCGAATTCCGCCTGCGCCAGCTTGGCGGGACGTCCCGATATGCGGCCACTGATGTATAGTTTGAAAATGGTTTCTGACTTTGCGGTGTCCCCCAATATTCATCTGCCTTCTCGCGCCAGATAGTATACTCACCAGTCGGACCGAAGAAACGACCGTTACTGAATGCCTTATACCCCTCTACCCAAATTTTCAGTCCGGCATCGTACATTACCGATCGGGCGGCCCGGCCCGCCGGTTGTTTTCCGTCGGCATGGCTCACGAAGACGAGCATCTTGTCCGGATGCCGTTCCTTGAATGCGATGTACTGACGGTAGTCGAGTTGTGTGTACTGGAATGAATCAATGATGACGAAGTCCGGAGACTTGCGCTTCGACAGCCGTTCGTCGAGTTCTTCCATGGATTCTCCGGCTACTACCTGGAACCGTCGTCCGCAATCCTGCATTGCATGACGCCGCAGAGTATTGAGAAACGATACGGAAAGGCCTTCTTCGAGCGAATCGTAGAGCACACGTCCGAAGGGCGTCAAGGCCTTGCCGAAAGACATGACGGCAGAGGTTTTGCCGTTTCCGGATTTTCCCCAAAAGAATACGACGCCCGTGCGGTCTATCTCACCGACGCAGTCTCCCCATCCGCCATCGGGTCGAATCGTATGGCGACGAATCGTGAGAGCCTGGGTTACAGAAAGAGATTTAGCCATGATAAATGGGTTTGAACAGGATTCGAAGTAATTATTTTATTGCGATAGCCGCCAGTCTTTTCTGTTTGTGAATCTCCCGGCGTACACGCCGAAGGTCGAACTCGCATCCGGCAGCATCTTTGACGACCGTTTTAACCGTCCGATCGTCCGTCAGACCATTTGCACGGGCGATTGCGGCGACTTCATAGGATGAAGCCGGCGTCAGTTCGATGAATTTGCGGCAGATGCGCGAATGGATTTCGTCGTAGCCCTTCTTGTTGTACGAAAGTCCTATCTCCATGCGTCGTTTGATATAGTGCGTAGAGATGAACACGATGCCGCAGAAATTCTCCAGCCGGTTGTAGATCGTAATGAAATAGTAGAAAACCGAATCGGAGAGTTTGTCCCCTTCGTCGAATATGAGCAGCGGAGCCTCAAGCGTCAGCAGATGCCGTGTAATCCGTTCGAGCAGTTCGTGCATGCTCCGGTCTGAAATGCCGATGCCCAAAGCTCGAGACATTTCTCGGATGAAGTCGATACGGTGCATGTCCTCCGAACAGGGGATCACGAAAACGTTTTCGTGTTGCGATGCGTAGTCGCGTGCCGTTGTCGTTTTCCCCGAACCTGCCGGAGCGATGGCCCATGCGACATTCTGGAATTGCTGTGCGTCGGAGAACAGTTCGGAGAGTTCCTGATACATCCTCGTCCTGCAGAGCTGCCATCCTTCGGCCCGCTGTCCGGAGATCTGCGCCCGCAGCTTCACAAACATCTCGTCACTAATTGACTCGTACCGGCCATTGAGAATCGTTGATACCGTGCCGGCCGAGATCCCGATCAGGGAGTTTGCTGCTTTGTTTTGGCTCGGGTAGCGGCCGACATAATTTTGGAGCAGCTCGCGAATTTCGTTTTTCTGTTCGTTCGTAAGTTTCATATCAGAATCGGTTATAAAATGATGCTTCATCGAAAGTCATATTGCTGATCTGTTTCTCGGTCTGACCGATGGAAATCGGTTCACAGCTTTCCGCCGCTTCCGTACCGGTAGGAGTCAGCGTATGGACCGCACGTGTGTCGTAGAGACGTTCCTGATCCCGGCGCGATAGGCCTTGCAGGCGTGGTGTACGCAGTCCGTGTTGTTCCGGGGCAACGCCGTGTTCCAGTTCGAGCCTGTATCCTTCCATCTGACGTAGGATGCGCTCTTGTTTGTTCGCTTCGAGCATTGCCCGCAGAAATATCTGTTCTTCGGAGGACTGCTCTTGAATGGCCCGGTGTACGGTTGCGTACGGTCCTGCCGGGACGACCATCCGAAGACCGCCTACTGCCGGTTTTGTGCAGAGCCATACCCGTGTCATATCGTCCGGATCGTAGCGGACAAAGAATTTGCGGGTCGTATTCTTACGCCGGAACTCCATATCCGGGAGTCCTGCCGCGTCGAAGACTTCGTAAGTGTAACGTTGTCCTTCGACCTGAATGGTAATACCTGACGACGTGAATTCGCTCGGACGTTCTGTCTCGCGCCAGAACATTTCCATATAGTCGTATCGGGATAATGCCGGAGCCTCGGGATTCTCCGAGCGGAGATACATCTCCCGACGGCTCATTTTCGAATCCGGATGACGCATATCGTTCCAACGCTCCCGATAATCGGCATACGCCCTGCATAATTCCTCGAAGGTGTACAGCCCGTCCGCATTGGCTTCGACAAATTCGAGATTAGGGCGCGAATCGCGACTCGTAGCCGTGATATTTTGTCCTGTGAATCGCCAGTCGGCATGCAGCACTTCGCGCTGGAATCGGCCGAAAAGCGATTCGATCGTCTTGGCCTGCGGCGTATGTGGTGCCGTATTGCGGCTGATTCGACAGATTCGGGACATGAATTCCTTCGATTTGTCCGTTTTCTGCCCTCCCTGATTGTCCGTAACAATCTCGAACGGTTTATGTCCGGCCGTCTCGACTGCCATACGGAACGCTCTGCGCTGCATCTCGGCATTCTCGACCTCCCCGATGCAATAACCCAACAGCATTTCGCTGTAGGCGTCGATTACCTCGTAGACCATTGCCGTTTTCTTGACCAAACGCCCGCTCTTGTCCCGTCCTTTATAATAAAGGTTCAGCTTCGTACCGTCGCCATACCACAAGGCATCGCGAAGAGCCGGCATCACCGTTTGCTGCTTGCGGTCGAACTTCTGGCGTGCAGCCAGTTCTCCATAGACTGCCGCCCACCATTTCGGTGCAATATCCGGACGATCCAGGTAGGCCGTGACGGAATTCATCGACTCGAGTGTTTTCCATCCTTTTTGCTCGGCCCGACGATTGTACTCCTCGAATATCTGGCGAAGCGTATAGACCGGTATGCGACTACGACGCAGTGCGACCAGCAAACGCCCTCCTTCCGGGGTAATTTTGGATTTGTTCGCATTGCAGAATTTTTTCGATACGAGACTTGCAAAACCTTCACGCTCATAGGCTCTCAATTTATCCTTCAAACGCGCGGCATTCTCCGGAAGCGTGTGGTGAAAGTCATTGCGCATCTGTTCGGCCGTGGCGAGGATATTCTCCCAAATAATCCGGGTCGAGTTTTTAAGACGGTTCCGGCCGATCCGCTGTTCCTGAACCTTTTCCACCAAAACATCGAGAACCGACGCGTTCAGCGTATACTCCTCGATCTTTTCGGCCGGAAGCCGCTCTCCGTTCGGCAATCGGAAGGAACCTTCTTCCAAGCCCGCAAAGAATCGGCGGGCCGTAGCATTGATCGTAATCATCGGTTTGTTGTCGCTTAGCAATTCTTCCGGATTGCCGTGTTTGGCTTCGAACTTATGCCGGAAGCGTTCCGGCAATGATGGGTATTCGATCAGAGCGCAACAACCCAGTCCTTTACCGGGGCGAAGGATATTGAGTTGTTTACGACGTACAAGATTCCGATAATTATTCATGGTCATTACCGGTTCCCCATCATCGCTACGTGTCAGATCCTCTACTGTAACTACTATCGTATGACCAAATCGTTGCATCGTTTTACTTTTTTACCGCTCCTGTGTTGGTATCGCTCCGGATAATACTTTTGTGTTTTACGGAAAAATTAGGGAGCCGATTGTCATCCCTGATTTTCCAACTGTTTTGCTTCCCGCCACAGAACCCAGCTTACCGAACCACTGATTACAGTGGTAAGCAAGTGAATTGTATTCCCGGCACACATGCCAAGAGCGCCTCCAAACGCCAACAGCCCGAATATCGCAGCCCCGACGTAGTTTTCGCGAATGATCCACCTATTGTTCATTGCTGAGTAGGATTTTGGTTCGGTTTTAAGACACCGCCCCGGTCGAGGGCGACCTTGCGAATCTTTTTCGCGAGGTCTGTATTCGTCTTGCATGATAACGCTCTACGGATGGTGAGCTGGCTCACATTGAAGATCTCGCCGAGCACCTTGCGCTCTCCGTACTCAAGAATGATTTTTGCCATAACTTGCTTTTTTGCTATATTTGTCCGCCAGTTACACATTGGAAACCGCATTGCAAATATAACAAATATATTCCCTAATTAGCAAGCGAAATGACAAATAAATTTGGTAGCATTAAAGACAGAATATTACAACTTGCTGAAAAATCAGGACTTGGAAAGAAGAAGTTTTGTGAAAAAATTGGTATGTCATACTCTAATTTCACGGGAAAAGCCAAAGACACACCTCTTAATTCTACTGCAATAGGGAATATATTGTCTATAATTCCAGAGGTCAATCTTATGTGGCTTATTACGGGGCAAGGAGATATGCTGCGTCTCGATGAGTTTGACAGTACAAAGTTATCGGACAAAGAGACGGTGGCGCAATTATTGACTTATCTTCGGGAAAAAGATGCTGAAATCAAAGACCTTGCAAAACAAATAGGACGTCTCGAAGCTGAAAATGAATTGATAAAAGCGGAATCGGAATCCCTCAAAGCTGAAATCAGAACAGCAAAAAAGGCCCCTTCTATGGATGCCGAGGATGCCATCTCTGCCGCTGCAAACGAATAAATAGCATGTGCGTAGTCCCCAAATATTGAAGCACATGATAATTCTTTCGCACACATAATTTGCATGATTTTTCTGCGTAAACATGCGGCAAAATGCTAATATGCAACGTATTGCATATTTAAGTTGAAGTAATGCAATGTGTATTATCCATCCATAAAACCGCTATTTACATGCTATTTTTGCATAAATACGACCATTATGCACACACTAATACAAATAAATATATGTTGTAATTGAACATCTAAACGAACATCTAATATATCTTTTTCGTTTTTACGGACGTGATTAATTGAACATCTTAGTGAACATCTTAATGAACATTTAAACTCGAAATGGGCCATATTGCTGGAGTCAGAAAATCGGCTCTCTGAAGATGATTTTCGGACGATTGAACGGTATCTTGAACAGTTCTTGAAGCATACTCGTTGCGGGAGTAACAACATAATAAAACCCCACCATAATCATCATTTTACCGATGTATGGCGGGGTTTTTCCATTCGGTATCGAGGATATCATCGCTGGAATTTGAGCTGTTTTGATAGCTTATTTCGGGGCGTGTAATATTTTCCGCTCAAACGGACCGTTTAAAGGCATGTCAAAGTAACACGAAAGTATCACTAAAGTCGCATTTCGATCGAGCGGCTGCCCGGGACGATCTTGTGCTTATCTGTCTGTGTTACACTGTATTTACGGGTTTATTGCTCTCCTCTGGTTTGTCACATTTCGTTTTTACCCCCACACTCGGCTCCGTCTCTCCGGTCTCTTTCCGGCTCCGTCCTGTGCCGGACGCTTTCCGGATCGCCCGTTCCGTCCGGTTTCCCTTTGCCGTTCTGGCGGTCCGTCGGCCTCCCTCCGGCTCCGCTTTTTCCGACTTTTCTCATCCGGCCGTTCGTCGCCTCTCTTTTTCAGATTTTTCCGTCCGCGTCCCGCCGTCTTCTCCTTTGCCGTCCTTCTTTTGCCCTTTTCCCCTGCGGTCAGATCGGAAGGTGTTCCTCCACCGTCTGCCGCAGGCGGCTGTTGTCGAGGTGCGTGTAGATTTCGGTCGTCAGGATGCTTTCGTGCCCCAGCATCTCCTGCACCTGCCGGATGCTGGCGCCCCCTTCGAGCAGGTGCGTGGCGAACGAGTGGCGGAACGTGTGGGGCGAGATCCGCTTGTCGATTCCCGCCCGCCGGGCTGCCTCCTTCAGGAT